CAATTGATAAAAGTTTTTGAGTTTTATTTTTCATTTTTTGCCTCTTTGTTTTTTATATATTCTTTTTTAACATTTTCTAATATTTTGGAATTATCGACAATATTATTAATGTCGTTTATCTCTTCTCTTATATAGTCAAAGATTCTAGACCAGATGTACGGGTCAACACATCTTGTCTGGTTTAGTTTCCTTTCAACAAACTGATGTAAAAAAGTTAATAAAAATATTTTTTCAGGTTTATCTAGTTTCTGATAGTTTTTTATTTTGTTTTTAGTAGTCATTTTTAAATATCCTTTTTAAGTTGTCAAAATTGACTCTCTTATTTTATAGTAAAAATTATCTAAAAAGTAAAAAGTGTATACCTTGTCAGTACTAAGTAATTTATTATATTTTGACTATGAAAAAATATTACTTATTAAATCTTAAAAAATATATTTTAAAAAATAAAATTTTAATTTCAAAATTTCAATTTTGCCGCATCGGACACCAGGATCCGAATAGTCGTTTGTACGAAATAGTCCATACACGACCTAAAAGACCTAAATAGCCTAAATAACCTAAATAGTCTAAACACGATTTCCCCTAAATACATTAAATCTTCCATTCTCTGGCAGATTTTTGTTTTGCCTACCCCTAATATCTCTTTCAGATAATCTCTGCTTTTGAAAATAAACCGAAATATTCTACACTTTCGTATCACTTACTATATAATATAGTCACCAACAAAACTTGTTGGCAATATAAAGAGGAAAATAAAATGAAAACACAATACGGAAAAATAGAAACAATGTCAAAAGGCAACATCCAGAAAATTAGATCAATGATTGAGGATTCATTGTTTGTTATTATGGAAGACCATGGACTAAAGTTTGAGTTGGGCAATGGAAGTTACGATTCCGACTCTGTAAAATTTAACGGCTTTAGAATCTCTTTGGCCGATTCTTTAAATCCAGAAGAGAAAGCACTTGAAAGTGTTATATCAACACATAAGTATGCAGAACACTTAGTGACTCTCGATAAATCAAAAATAGGCACAGAAAGAGGTCAACAATTTCAACTAGTTGGTTATAAAACTCGTGCCAGAAAAAGACCTTTTGTTATTCAAGATGTAAAAACAGGCCAGAGATTTGTCACTACTGAACAGAGTGTTTTAAGAATGTTTGGGGAGGACAAGTAATGGGAAAATTTACTAAAGCACAATTTGAACAACACTTGGAAATTTAACTGGGGAATAATTATGAATATTGTTGAAAAATTATGGAAAGTTGTTTTAAGAAATAAAAATAAAAGTAATGGCATTGTGAATTTTAATTTAATCGCATCAGAAGGAAAATGGACAAGTCCACCTTGTGATATGTGTATTGATGATATGTTTAATGTTATTTATTGGATCGAAACTAACCATACCAAAAGAACAATCAAGAAAAATTTTGGTAGTATTGATTTGTATTCACAACTCGAAACTCATTTAGAGGAGCAGATTTATGATTAGAACAAAGGGCATAAATGTATGTAGTGCTTTTGATGGAATTTCTGGGGCACAAGTTGCCCTAGAATATTTGGGAATTCCAGTTGATAATTACTACAGTTTAGAAACGGATAAATATGTAATTTCCGTTACACAAAAAAACTATCCCGAAACTATTCAGTTGGGTGACATTAGAAATGTAAGTGGTGACCAGATGCCAAAGATTGATTTGTTTGTTGGTGGTTTTCCTTGCCAAGATTTATCTTTTGCAGGTCACCAAAAAGGTTTTCAAGAGGGCACTCGATCTTCTCTATTCTTTGAATTTCTAAGACTTCTTGACGAGATCAAGCCAACCTACTTCTTGGTAGAAAATACTTTAATGAAGAAAGAATACCAAGACATCATTAGCGAGAAACTTGGTGTTCAACCTATTATGATCAATAGCAATCTTGTAAGTGGTCAAGAGAGGAAGAGAAATTATTGGACTAACATACCCGAAGTCGGTCAACCCGAAGACTTGGGTATTATGTTGTCTGATTGTCTTGAATCTCAAACTGGCGAGATTCTCTATGAAGAGCCATATGTTAAATTAAATAGCAAGACCAAGTTTGTTGATCGTGATAAATCTTATTGCATTGATGCAAATTACTTTAAAGGTGGTAACTTAAAATCCTATTTTGAAAAAAGAAGAAGACAGTTAGTTTTCACTAACGATGAGAAAACCACTTATCGCAAATTGACACCGACCGAAGTAGAATGTCTTCAAACATTCCCAAAAGGATATACCGAGGGAATATCGAATACGCAAAGGTACAAGGCTTTAGGAAATGCTTTCAATGTTTTAACGATTGCAAGTATCCTAGCACCCTCTCGTTACCATTTTGAGATGGCCGTAGCATCTTATACCAAAAGCGTATAATGTTTAACTATAAAGAGGAGTAATAAAATGAAAACTTGGAGTATTCAACTTACTTTGTGCCGAATTTTTAATGGTACAAAAGAAGAAGTAGAAGCAAAAGCAAAGGAAGAATTTGAATGGTATGATTCACAGTATGATGGCGACCAAAATGTATTCTTTCCAAATGATGTACACATTGAGGAGGTAGGAAAATGATGGCACAAGAAATGTTTGAAGAAAACAAAGTGTTACAGGATGAGGTAGATGGTTTTAGGTCTTTAATTGAAAGGTGGATACCCCATATGACTTCACAAATGCACGATGTTGACAAAATGCGAGAGGAGTTTGAAGATTCTCTTGAAAGTGAAGATGACGAGGAAGAAGCCTGTGAGGAATGTGGTTGGTGGAAACCTCAATGTAAATGTGAGGAGGTAGAAAAGTGAATACAGAACTTTTACAATCACAACTTAATCAACACTATGACAATGAAGAGGTTGGCGAAAGTGCCTTTGAATTGTTTGAGTTTGAGGTCGCATCTGACCTTGGCAGCCTAACCAAGAAACAAAGATCAATACTTGACAATCTCACAACTTTCGACTTTGAGGCTATTGTTCGGTTTATCCAAAGGTGTGAAAAACTTTCAATGAATTTCCAATACAATGACATGGAATATGACTTCGATGAATATGTGGTAGAAACCATTGGGGATGCATTAGTCGTTTGCAAAAAGTGGGATAAGGAAAAAAATTCACAAAAAGGAGGAAACTAAAGTGGCTAAACATGACATAAATGGTGTTAAGTTTTCATACGAAAACAAGGATGTATTGGTCTTCCCAGAAGTGGAAGAGCCAAGCGAGAAAGATTATCTCAATTCAATCAAAGAAACTGCAACAGGATTGCTTGATGATTTAGCAGGGATTGTTGAGTTGGGTAAAGGGATGAATAAAGAAAAAATCAATTATTCATTTAAAAGTATTTTTAACGAGGAGAATAAACAATGAGTACTAAAAGTCAAACCCTAAACAATCTATATAAGAAATATGGATTAGAACAGGAAGATACATTTAAACACGCACACTATACTATTCTCACTAGAAGTGGTATTGAGAAAGTCCAGAGGGGATGTAATATCCAAGTCACCTACGAAGTTATAAAATGCGAACCAGAGTTTGCTTGTGTTAAAGCAACTGGCACTATGGGTGATGCAGTAATAGAAACCTTTGGGTCTGCCAAGAGAGGTAAAGTTCCAACAACTAAGGGCGATGGTAATACTAGTTCTTGGTATGTTATGGAAATTACTGAAAAGAGAGCAATGTCTAGATGTGTTCTCAAACTTGCAGGTCTATACGAACTTGGACACATGGGTGAAGACGAGTCAGAAGACTTTAAACCACCTACTCGCTCTCAACAAATCGGTTTAGAGGTTAGGAGATTGTGCGATGAGTTGAAAGATAACTCTTGCTCTATGGATAGAGCCAAGGAAATTGTTACTGAGATGAGAGAGAGGGAGGAAGAGAATCCTAACTCACCTTGGGTGGCAGTAATAGATGTTGCGATTGAACAGTTTGGTGATTTATCTCACCAAGAAACTTGGCATACAAACGATAAATTTTAGGAGAAGATGATGACATACTATAAATATCCAGTAATAGATAAAGATGACGATAGTCTAGTGGACTTGGCAAACAACATGGGTATCGAGGACTTATGTAAACTTATTAATATATTCCAAGATAGGATCTGTGTCTTTGATGCAAAGAATAAGATAGTCCATGAACTTCGTGATACGACTGAATATTTCTCTGCCGTTTTAAATGGTGCAGGAATACAACTATCAGTTAATGATGGTGAAGAATGAATATAGAACAAGATAAATTAGATTTGTGGGCAGAAATTAACAGACTTAGGACAGAAATAGAAATATTAACTGACTTACTTAAAACATTAGAAGAGAAAATAAATGTTTTAGTAAGAGATGCCCATTGGCGAAATAACTAATGATGATGATTGGGGGGTTGATGTTATCCCTAGAGTACTCTAAACGGCTAATTTACCTCTTTTATTAGCCGAACATCTGGTGCTTGGGTCTACCATTAAGTGACCCTTTTTTTTAATATAAGGAAATGATATGAGTGAATATGATGAAACAAATAAAGGTGCAATGTGGAAGAATACATCTGCCCACCCTAAAGCACCACTACTAAAAGGACACATAAACATAGATGGAGTTGTCCATAAAATATCTGCTTGGAAGTCTATATCTGAACATCCACAAGCACCAGTATTACAATTGAAAAAGGATGATGCTATGGAGGAGTCGAAGCCAGACTTGGTAGTTGTTAAAAAAGATGATGAAGACTTACCTTTTTAATGGAGGGCGATATTGAAGTAATTGATGGATTGGAATATATCATCACAGAGATAATGCCTAATCAATTTAGACCTGTCCGTTTATTCACACTAACAGATGGGTCTAAGTGGACTGTTAAGTCTTTAGCAGCCTCATTATCTTCGACAGAAAGTTGTGCCAGGGCGAGGTTAAAATCCTCGCAAGACCCACTTAAAGTTTTCTGTCCTATAAGAAAGAGTATAAAAGGGGGAAGAGATGCCATTAACTTGAACATAATGATCAATCCCAAAAAATGGTACAAAGACCCACTCGTTAAACTAATGCTAAAAGGATAATTATGAAAATAGAATGCCCACATTGTAAAGAAATGGTTGAGGTAGGATCAGAGTCCAAAAAGCGACCAACCGATGAAGAGTTGATTGAGTTTGACATTTTCAGAGATGCTTGGCAAGGTAAGAAACGAGGATTGCTTACCGAGATGGACAACTTTGTTAAAAAACACAAAGACTGGCGAGATGTTTTACCTACACTCAACAAACTGTATCTTGATTATGAAGACACGAGATACATACCACACTTCCAGACATTTATTAATCAACGCAAATGGGAAATGTTTGGAACTAAACCTAGAATATCCAAACCTTATGGTGAGGAACATGATTGGAGGAAACAATGAATACTAGTGTACTAGATGAAAACGGCTTACCCTTTCTTGTAAGTAAATATACAAGAGCACCCCACGATGGTAGGGAAATTGTTTGTCCTGTGTGTAATGATATAACTAGAGTGTATCACTTTAGTTGGTACGCACTATGTTGCCAAGGTTGTGGTGAACCAGTTAAAAAACCAAACTGGATTGTTGCCCTAACCGATAAAGAGAAATACACAGGCAAATCTAAAGTTATTAATAATGGAAAACATAAATGGACTGAAAGAGAAGTCAATACCAAAATGATTCAAGATACCCATTGTTATATTAATACATCAGACTACCCAGATTTTTGTGATAGTTATTTTGAGGAGGCAACTTGGATTGATGGAACGGCATTAACTGATGAAGAGTTAGAGCATCTTCAAGATACTGGTGATTATCTTTACTCATGTATAGAAGCACAACTCTATTAATATGTCTAAACTCTTACATGGCGGCACCTGTCTAGAACTTACACAACCAGACCAACAACTCATTGAAGAAATGTCGGCTACTATTTGTAAACAGGATAGGAGTTATTTCGTAAATAATTTCAAGAGGGATAAAACCACCACGCTATATCAAATGAATCTAAATGGATTCGGGGCAGAATTATCATTTTGCCGACTCTGTGGGGTAGAGTTTGATTCTTCTACCATTCAAAAAGAAAGTCATTTTAATAATGCAGATGCAATACTAAAAGATGGAACAACTGTTGATGTAAAGAATACAACTTATCCAAATGGTAGGCTTATAGTAAGAACAGGAAAAGAAAGTAAACTAATAGATATTTATGCTTTGGTTATAGGTAAATTCCCTGTATTTAAATTTTCTGGATGGGCGAGTTATAAAGATATCATTCAACAAAAATTAATAGTGGATCTAGGGCGGGGGGATTCATATTGTTTGCCCCAGACCAGTTTAAGGAAATCTCTTAGAATATCGGCAGAAGTCTAAAAATGTATATAATTCCCATTAATAGACTAATTAAGACGAGCGAGGATTCGATTTAAGACCCCTTAAAAAAGTTAGCAAGGGGTTTGCCTTACCCTTTTAGGGCGAAAAACCACATTAGGCTTATATTGGTTTGAACTACATTGGTGTCCATTTAACATAATTAAAGGAGAGAACATGAAACATAACTCAATAGATTCAGAGAGGTCGGTCGTTGGAGGGTTGCTGCTAGACCCTTGTGTTGACAGAGTCTTACCAACCAGACTGACCCATGAAGATTTTAGCGATGAGCGTTTGGGTTACATCTTTGAGTGTATCTTGGAGATGGCTAGAGATAAAAAACCAATTGATATTTTGACTGTTAGAGATTACATCGACTCTCAATACCAACCCAAGGTACGAGAGATCACAAGTAGTTCAAGTAGGTCATGGGTAGTTGACTTTCAAGATTTAGCAATGCTAAGTGAGAACTCAACTGGCACTTCAAATATTGAGGTGTATGCCAACCACATTCGAGAGGTTAGAATTAAAAATGAGATTGATGATCTTAAAAAAGATATTAATTACGATAATTATCAAGAAACAGTTTCTCAGATACAGACACTTGAACTGGAGATGGAATCCAAGAACGGCAATAGTATCTTCTCGATTGTTGGAAAAACAATAGACTACCTAGAGAACCCAAGCGAGAGTGGTTTTGGTTTATCTTCTGGATTTGAATCATTAGATTCTTTAATATCTGGATTTAAAGCACACACATTAACAGTTGTCGCAGGTAGACCCTCTATGGGAAAATCTACCCTAGCCCTAAATATCGCAGACCATGTATCTCAAACCAACAATGTATTGTTTTTCTCTCTTGAAATGAGCCAGATACAACTCATGCTTAAAATGGTGTCCTCTAAAACCTCAATTCCTCTATCGAAGATTGACAAGGGTGAACTAAGCGATTCAGAAGAGGGGAGATTCTATAAAGAGTTATCTAAAACAGGTAACCAGAGCCTCACCATAATAGATAAGGGTGGATTAACAGTAAAAGATATTGTGGTTAGGTCTAGACAGGCTAATAGTGAATTGAAGGTTGACCTTATTCTAATAGATTACCTACAGATTATGAAGTATGACAAGGGTAGAGAAATCTCAGAATTGGGGAACATAACTAGGGAGTTAAAATATCTCTCTAAAGAACTAGGAATACCCATAATTCTATTATCTCAATTAAGTAGGGGGGTAGAGTCCAGGGAGAATAAAAGACCTTATATGAGCGATTTAAGGTCATCTGGTGAAATAGAGCAAGATGCAGATATTGTTTTAATGGTATATAGAGATGAATATTATCATCCAGAGGATACCCCAGACCGAGGTTTGGCAGAATTAATTGTTGCAAAAAACAGAATGGGGCAGATTGGTTATGTAAAATGTCAATTTGATGGTAAATTTTCTAAATTTTCAGATGTGGAGGTAGATATATATGGATTATCTAATAAGGGCGGACAAGTACACTAGATCGGCAAAGGGTTATCCTTGCCAAATGAGGCTAGAGGGTTGTATGCCAGAGAATGAGTCTGTAGTTTTTGCTCATTTAAATCATGGAGGTATGGGATTAAAGGCATATCCTATACATGGTGCATATTTATGTTTAAACTGCCATGATATATATGATGGTAGAAAACAAGTAGACCCACCTTATGATAGGGAATTTCTTGAATTACAAATGCTTAGAGCAGTAATAAATACCCAAAGAATAATGATAAAAAAGGGTATAATCCAACTCTAAAATGGATAAGAACTCACTCTATTATATTGACGAACCAACCTGTATCAGTTTTTCTGGGGGCCGCACCTCTGCATTCATGCTACATAAGGTACTTGAGGCACATGATGGTGACTTACCAGAGTTCGCTAAAATAACTTTCGCTAACACGGGTAAAGAAATGCCCCAGACATTAGATTTTGTTAGAGATGTTGGGAAGAAGTGGGAAGTTGATATTGTCTGGCTTGAGAGATTTGCCAGACCTGCCAGGGAAGATGAAAAAAACAAATATGTTTATGAAACTAAAGTAGTTGATTATGACTCTGCAAGTAGAAATGGTGAGCCTTTCGCAGCCTTAATCAAGGCAAGAAGATATGCCCCTAATCCAGTTGCTAGGTTTTGTACTGCCGATCTAAAAATAAGAGCGATTAGAGATTACTTGGTTGATCAATGTGGTTTTGAAACACCCTACCTTTCCTTTATAGGGATAAGGGGCGATGAAGTTAGAAGGGCCGTTAAGATGAATGGTAAAATCGAAAGTGGCCAAGAGAGATATTTACCTCTTTATCTGGAGGGTGTAACTGCTAAAGATGTTGGAAAATTTTGGGATCAGAATGATTTTGATTTAGATCTACCAAACAATAATGGTGTAACCGATTGGGGAAATTGTGATTTATGTTTCCTAAAAGGACATAAAAAGAAACAAAGTATTATTAATACTAGGCCAGAATTGGCAGATTGGTGGATTGATCAAGAAGAATCATTGACAGAACTAGTTGGAAAAGCAGCATACTTTAGATCAGATCAACCCAGTTATCAAACCATGAAAAAAATAGCACTTGAACAAACAAGTATTTTTGATGACCTTTATAGTGATGAAACCATCCCTTGTTTTTGTGGAGATTAAATGAAAATAATAGCGTTAATAATTGTTGTACAACTTATGGTGGCACTCTTATCTGGGTGTAGTGAATTTAAAACCTTGATGGAAGAGAAA